TCCCCACGCGGTTCCAGATGCGCCCAGTCTACCTGGCGCTCGGATAATAAGGCGCGGACAGCATCTCCATTTACCTTCGGTGGCTGTGGAATCAGGAAGCGGCCCGGGATATCGTCAATGGCCCCATCAATAACAAGCGGTTCCTGCCCGCCATTCTTCGCTACACTGATCGTAAAGAGGGTTGTCTTAATCTTACTCTTCCCGATAGCCTTCATGTTCTCCATAAGAGTCGTCTTCAGCGCTTTCTGGCGGTTCTCCAAGCTAGTCCTCCGGGCATTCAGGCGGGATTCTTCCGCTTTCAATGCCTCAATATCGGCTTTCATGTCAGTAATGATGATTGCATAAGATTCCGCCTTGTCCTCAATCTCACCAAATATGGCCTCCATGGTATCTTCAATGGTCAGACTGTCTACGTCTGGATCGTACATCATGTCCTCTAAAACCTGATACTGCTCTGTTAATTCATATAATCTCATCTCTTGTCCTCCTTAGAAATCCACATCGTCCGGGCTGATCGGGCCGTATTCTTACGGTGTAGATTTCAGCCCTAATTCATAAATGACCATTTCTGCAACAAAACGAACGTACTCCCCTGCATCTATACCGTTTTTTTCTGCTTTCCTCCAGTGCAAGCGCTTTTAAAATCGTGCAGGCGCTATCAAACAGCAGTGGCCCAGTGCCATTGATTTTACAGGTTGTATTTCCGTAGTTATTATGAAGCTCGATGTGAGCTTCCTGTTTTGCACAGGCATCGAGATAATCCCTCACGCCTTCTTCATCGTTGCGTATTGTCTCCTCTAATGCCTCGAAGAACTTTTTGTTTACCATCTTGCACTCCGTTTCTCCCTCTGCTATAATGAGGGTGCTAAATAATTAGTAGTTACCTTGATTCCCTGGGAGTTGCAGCTCCTGGGGTTTCTGCTTTTTCTTTCTCAATATCCACGATTGCCTGGAACAGCTTTTTCAGATCGACTGATACGTACGACCGCTCGCAATTCTCTGCTTCGTTTCCAAACCAGCCAAGCATAAAATTCACTGCCGAGCGTGTATTATCCATACATGGATCACGTTTTAGGCATTCAATTGCCGAATCTATATTGCCCTGTTTCATTACCTTCACCTCCTCTCACAGCGCCTCCAGCGACGCACACAGCATCAGCACCAGCATAATTCCTACCGCCGCAATAATCCGTGGTACCAGCCACTCGACCATATCCAAAATCGGCGGCCGGCTGTCGTCCTCGAAGTCGTCGAGGTTGTCAATGTACTTCTGCATTCTGTATCACCTCCCACTACTTGTCCACCAGTACCGCCATCAGGCGGTTTCATCTTTAGATTTTGGTTTAAAATTTTCCAAGATACGATACAACTCCGGGAAATCCTCCCGCCTTATCTTTACCTTACTGGGATCTGTATATATTTTCCCGTCAGGTGCTTCGATTGTCACAATAGCCATATCACCACCCCTCTCTGGTAGATTGTATGTATAACTGGTTGTACTTCTTGCGTTGTCCTTCATTTTCCATTGACACACATATTCGATAGTGGTATATTTGCTTTATCGAACATATGTTTGTTTTAGGTGCAATTTTTCTCTCTGTAAAATAACCACATAAAATCATATTCAGGGAAAAATACTTTCCATATTTTTTTTGCATCATCGAAATAAATACCTCTTTCTGTACTTCCCTGAATATTGTCACTTACCGTTTGGTATCTACAACCAAGTAAATCTGCTATTTGAGTAAATGTAACATTTTTACTCTTCATTGCTGAAAGCAAATTATTGTACATATCATCACCTCTCTTTCTATATTCGCACCAGCGAATATCTTGTTTGTATTATATTCTCACACGCAACCGCTTTCAAGCATTTTATTTTCACGTGAGAATATTTTTTACTATTTTTTATCTTTTTTATTTGTTTTTGCGTTTATTTCTATTTACAATATTCGCAAAATCGTATATAATGTAAATCAACAGAGAGAGGTGTAAGAATGAATAGAGAGCAGATAATTCAACAGTTAATCAAGGAACAGGGATATAGTTTGAGAGCATTCTCAGAAAAATGTGGTATACCATATACAAGCCTTTATACTATTTTAAATCGTACGGGGATTGGAAGAGCCAGCGTTGATGTAGTTATTACGATGTGTCATGAACTCGGTATAACTGTAGATGACCTTGAAAGAATGGCTGAAAGTGAAAATATAAAGCCAGAACCATCTTACGCCGATGTTGAAAAGCTTGTTGCCAGAAATGGAAAGAAAATGTCTGTTGAGCAGAAAATGCGCCTGATACAGCTTTTGTCCGAAATTGAATTTGAGGACTGATTTGATTGAGAAATTATTTATGCTGCACCGATTTTAACAGAACTGGACTTATCAAATTACTTAACTACGTATTAACTGTTTATAAGGAATGTAATGTAACTAATTTTCCTATTGACTGTATTTCGATCTTGCAACACTATGGATTTAGAGTTTTAACTTATTCGGAATTGAAAAAGATTAATTTTGAATTATATGAGATTTGTCAAAACTGTACAGATGATGCTTTCACTTATAAAAAGATTGTTGCCTATAATGAAAACAATACGCCTGAGCGCATTCGCTTCTCATTAATGCACGAACCAGGACACTTTATTATGCATATTCCTTCATCAGATAAATCCTTTGAAGATCTTGCTGACTATTTTGCCAGTAACATTCTGGTTCCCCGTGCGACTATATGGTATATGCGATCAGACAGTGTTAGAGGTATTTGTCGTACTTATGGGGTATCCTGCATGGCCGCAAACCGAATTTTTGAAGATTATAAAATGTGTCACTTGAGTGAATGCAAAGAAATAAATCAGGCGTTACATAATTGGTTTTTCCCCGTTGTTATACCGGAAATTCCGGCGTCAAAACCCAAACGTATCATTGAACAGAAAGAGTCTAAAGAAAAACATAGCGCATGGGCAGAGTATCACGATATGCTTGAGAGATATTTTCCAGAGCGGTTACAGAACTATGTGTTAAGGTAATGCTATATTTTTAATATATAAATAACAAGGGAGGGCTATAGTATGGCTCTAATCAAATGTGCAGAATGTGGCAAGGAATTTTCAGACAAAGCAACAGCAT